CAGGTCGGCGGCATCGCTCTCTTCTTCGAGCTTCAGGATGATTGCAATCCCGGCTGTCGACTCATAATCCGCCGGAGAATTGACATGCTGCACAGCCCGTACACCGCTGGCCACAAACCCGGATGCCGGGCCAAGCCAGTTTACGACTCGACCGGTTCCCAGCCGCCAGTGCTCGCCAATATGCTCGCCTGCTTTTGAGAGCGCCGTCAGCACGGTTTCGCCATCGAACCCGGCATAAACATTGGTATCTGTTGTGCCGTCGACGATACTCCAGCCAGCTGGCGCAAGCGCCATGATCTGCTGGGGACCATCGCTGACGCCCGCCCCGCCTATCCCGGCCAGGTCGAGCGACCCGACCGAGCGATAAGACAACTCGCGGCCAATATCGTTGCCGCTGACATCCAGCCACAGCGCCCCAGCTTCATCACGCGCGTAAACGATTTTGTCAACAATCCCCTGGCCGAACAACTGCACCGTGCCATCCCTGGCAATATAGCGACAAACCGCCACACGCTTCTCGGCCAGGGCGGCCCGATTGGGATCTGTGGCAGCGACCCGGAAGGAGAAATCTCCACAGGCTGAGAGTTTGGTTGTTTGCCGCCAGCTTTGCGGTTTTAGCGGCCCGGCCCCAACACGACTCCCGGACGCATCCTCGATATCGATCCAAAACAAACGGATTTCCATTAGTACCAAGCCTCGTAATATGCAAACTCAATATCGCCGCCGATCGCGCCGGTGTAGGTGATAGTCACCTGGTTATCGCCAGGCAAAAGGCTGAACCAGGTGGCCAGGTCGGCAGTGGGGGTAAAGGCTAAATCGTCATAGGCATCAACACCGTCATTTTGCACCTGCATGGTGCCGGCATCAATGACCAGCGTTTTGTTCGCAGCAATGCTGCCGCTAAACGTGAGCGATTCGCCGCCGGCGCGCGCAACGGTAATATTGCTGATGGCGCTGCCTGGCGCAGTGATTCTGATGGTCACGGCCCGCACCGGTGCGTGACCGGCTCCGTTGGCCACGGGTACGGTAAGCGTGCACGGGCTGGAGCTCAGGGGATAATGCACAGATGCATCCAGATATAGGTCATCGTCGAGCAGATTGCCATCATCTAGTGGCCAATCCATAACCGCCAGGCCACGCCAAAACGCATCCTGGCACGAAAAATGCAGCTCGACTTCCTGGATGCGCCGAAACTGTGTCCGTTGATAATCGCGCTGGCCACTCACGGCCACCAGCCTGGCATAAACCCATTGAGATTCCCCACTGGCCAAGCGTCGATAGAGCCGGTTGCGCTGGCCGCGCATCGATAGCAGGTTGAGATAAAGCATTGTCAGGTTGTTGACGTTGCCAGCGCTCAAGGTGCGTACCGCCACGCGATCAACGACTCCGGGGTGTTTTTGCGCTGAGCCGAAATTATCGAGCGCGCTGCCGCCAGAAAGCGCCAAATAGCTGACAGGAGTCTCTCCGCTGCCGATGTCGTCCACCTGGTTGGAGTGCTCCAGGTCAAGCGTGCCAAAACGGATCAACCTATACATTAGATCACCCCCAGCGAGCGCAACCGGTCGACAAGACCATCCCCTACGGCCCGGCCCACCGCCTGAGGATCCTTGGCCCCGCGTGCGTCAACGATAATGTCGCCAAACGAGATAGATGGTCGCAGCCCGCCGTTGCCAGCGCGGGGCGTTTCCGTGGAAACATTGGCACTGATATCCACTGTGCGCTGTAAGCCAAACATGGCCTGGCGCAAATCACGATCTAGCTCAGGCATTCCTTTTTTGATACCTACGCTAAAGGCCTGCGGGATAGACTCTCCACCAGGCACAAAAACAGCCGCCGGGGAATGCCAGCCAATGGAGTCTTTGACCGTGTTGATCAGGTCGGCAAAAAATGCCCTGATATTAGCCATAAAGGCCGCTTTTTGATTTTGGATGCCTCTCCAGATGCCATCGACAATAGCTTTGCCAATTTCCAGCATCGATGGCCCAGAATTGAAGAAGAAATCGCGGATGGATGCTGTGATTTGCATGACTGCATTGATCACGCCGGGAATGGCAGCGATCATGCCCATTGCCAGGGTAGCGATCAATTCTCCGGCGGCTGTGGCGATCATGGGCAGGGCCACAATCAGGGCATCGAAAATGGCTTGCACAATCACCGGAATGGCCGGGATCAGGATCGGCAGGGCCGCCACCAGCCCCTGGGCCAGGGCCAAAATCAGTTGCAGCGCTGCCTCGATCAACAGCGGCAGGTTATCAAGCAGGATCAACACGATCTGCGGAATAATCGTGGCAATCATCGGGATCAACGTCGGCATGGCCTGGGCCAGGCCCTGCACCAGGGTGATGATCATCAGCAGCGCGGCTTCGACCAGGGCCGGCAGGCCGCTGACCAGGCCGGTGATCAGCATAAGCAATATTTGCACGCCGGCATCCATCAACACCGGCAGGCTGGTCACCAGGAAATCGATAAGCGCCTGGATCATCTGCATGGCCACCGGCAGCATTCCCGGCAAACTTTGGATGATTGCATCCAGGATGCCCGTCAGAATGGTCAGGCCGCCTTGTAAATATTGCGGCCCCTGGGCCGCCAGATCGGTGATGATTTTTTGTAGCAGGCCGGTGATACCGGTCGACATTTTGCCAAAATCGCCATCCGACTCTTTGACAATCCCGGCGAATTCCTTCAGGTAGCCGCCCGCCTGGTTGAAAACATCTTGGAAGCCCGGCAGGAATGCCCCGGCCAGGGTGCCAAGCGTGCCTTTTAGCCCAGCCTGTAACGAGGCCAGCGTATCATCAAAGGCTTCGAAGGCAGCCACATCCTCCTCAGACATAACAGCCCCAACTTCGTGGGCTTCATCTGCCAGGCGCGCCAGTTCCTCGCTGCCCGCCTTGATCAGCGGATTCAGTTCGAGCGCGCTTTTGCCAAAAATCGACATCGCCAGTGCATCGCGCTCGGATGCGTTTTCTACGCTCCCCAGCGCCGTGATCAGTTCCGCAAAGACCGTTTCCGAGTCGCGTAGGTTGCCGGTCGCATCTGTAACCCGTACCCCAAGGCGTTCAAATGCGGCTGCTTTATCACCCAGTTGGCCGTCAAATTCTTCACCGTTGGCTGCGGCTTCAGCCTGAGCCTCGCTGTAATCGGCATACTGGTCTTGCGCGCCAGACATGCTGCGAATCAAGCGCGCCAGTGAGCCGGTAATCGTATCTGATGATGTGCCGACCTGGTCGCCCACATAAGCCAGCTCTTGCAGGCGCGTGGTCGATATGCCGGTTTTGGCTGCCATATCGACCAATTCGGCAGACTCCGCCGCGGTCGAGAAAACCAGCCCACCGATCAGGCCGGTCAGGGCAATGACGCTGCCCGCCAGGCCAACCAGCACGCCGATACCCACTTGCAGCGCCTGCCAGGTTCCACTGGCGACCGCGCCTAATGTTTCCAGTCCGCCCGTAGCTCCTTCAGATGACTCTCCCAGGTCTTCGACAGACTCCGCGGCGTCTTCCGATCCACTCTGCAAATCGTTCAGGTTTTGCTCGGTTTCACCAAGCTCCCGGGTCATCTTGTTAAGCGTTTCGGTTTCGCGGTTGAGTTTGATTTCCAAATCCTGCGCGGCCCGGCTGTTTTCGCCCTTTTCTTCCTTGATGCGCTCATACTCGGCGCGCGTGGCTGCCACTTTCTGGCCTTGCAAGTCGATGGTTCGATTGAGTGTGCTGATGCGCTGCTCAAGCCCGCTGGCATCGTTGGCCCAATCCCCCAGTGCAGCAGCAGACGCGCGAAAACCGCTCTCAACCACGCGAATTTCGCGGTTGAGGGCGGCTATATTCGTTTTGAAATCAGTTGTGTCCGCTGTAATCTTGGCACTTAATGGGTTATCGCTCATAGCCAGTTGACCTCGTCACAGTAGGCCTGTCGTTCAATTGGCACTGCTTGCCTGCCTGGTTTTTCGGCGCGCCGTCGCCAATAGGGGTAATAGCCGATAAAAGGCAATAAACGCTCGATATCCATCGGATAAATTTCGTCCAGCGTCCAGTGGAAGCGGTCCACCAGGAAGCATTGAATATCGAGTAATTCGTTGGACTCGCTTACCGCCCCTTCTTCGGCCTCGGTCGGGGCGGCAGCGTAGGGTTTCCGGCATTGATGCTGCCGGCGCGGGAAATAATCGCCCGCAGCACAGCCACTACCTCGCCAACATCCGAGCCTTTGCGCAATTGCTCAGCCGTAAACTGATGGCCAAAAAACTCGGCGACCAGTTCGGTCAGCGCGGCGACCTGCTTTTGCTCTTCCGACTCTGGCCGTTTCATCCAGGGCATCCAAATCCACCACCACTTGCGCTCCTGCTCAGGAGGGTTATCCAGCAGTTCCTTGAGCTGGCTGGCCTTGACCAGCATCTCAAAGGTGATGATCGACTGGCTGTATTCGCCAATGGCTTCCTGGGTTTTTGGATCGTACAACGTGATCTTCATAGGCGTTGGCATAGACTCTCCCGCGGGTGAGCCGTGGTTTTGGCACGGCTCACCCGTGAATATGTTTTAGGCGGTGGTGAAGTTGTAGACCGTATTGGCCAGGGTCTGGCCGTAGATGTCGGTAACACCGGCCAGGGTCACCAGGTAATCGGCAGCCGCGCCCAGGTTGCTGTCGGGGTTGATGGTCAGGATCGTACCGGCAGCATTCCAGCTGTAAGCCGCGGCGACCGGGACACCGGCGGCGCTGGTCAGCAGGATGCCAGTGTTGCCGCTGCGGATGCGGTTGCTGAAAGTCAGGATGATGTTGGCGCTGACCGCCACGCCGGTGGCAGCGTCAGCCGGGTTGGGTGAGCAGGTCAGGGCGCTGGGCGAAGCCGATTCGGGCGTCTGGACTGCATCGAACCAATCGGCGCCATCAAAGTTCGAGGTATCATCGTCGCCAAAAACCCGTTTGCAGCCCTTCTCATCGGAGCTCGGGTAGGTGAATTTGTAGATGGTTTTGAGCGCGCTGGCTTTGAGCATGACCTTCTTGGGATCGGCTTTGTCCGACTGGGTTGTAAATTCTTCACCCGGACGGCTGAAGCGCACTTTGTTGAACCAATAGTAGCGATAGGAGCCGTTCGATTTCTTCGAGCGGAAACCCAGCGCGAAATACGGCGCAAGCGACGGGTCGGCATCGTCATACACCCGCCCACTGACCGCGTCGAATTCGTTGCCCAGCAGCTCGGCATGGCGCTCCGCCGGCAGGGACGAGATTTCGATTTCCAAATCGGTGGCGCCCTCGGCGCTGACCTCGTCGAACGGGGCGTCATCAAAATACTGCACCTGGCTGTCTGTTTTCGGGGTTTGCTTCAGCGAGGCAGTCGGGGCCAGGTATTGCGGCGCGCCGGTCAGATACCCGTTGGCATCATCCTGCGTTACCTGGGCGTAAAACAGGCTGTCGATGCCGACTCTTTGCTTGTATTCGGCTTGATTGACGGTCATAAAACACTCTCCTTCTACAAATCGAGCAAAATGGTGTAATCGCGCGCCATGCCAAAGTGGCCGGTAGAGTCTGTATACGGCAGCTCGACTTCACGCGAGAAAACAAAGCCTTGGGCCTTCATGGCCGCATCTGTGTCGGGCAGGCCCACCAACCCGGAGCGGCTAAAAATGGATAATTGCATGCGCACAAAGCGCTCTTTTTCGGTATCGTCGAAAAATTCTTGGGCAACCGATGAAACGCGCTTGTAAACAATAAACAGGTCGGGCAGGGGCGTGCCCAGGGCGGCCCGGTTGGCATCAGCGGCATTCGGGATGTCCAGGGTGGCCATAGCGCTCTCAGTCAGCACATACGGGTCGTTCATAGGATGCCATCCTGCTCCAGTGATTTCCGCTGCGCCTGGCGCGCTTTGGCCGCATCCTGATCAATGGTTGGCCGAATGTACGGTTGCGCAGCCGTTTCTGCAGAACCATATTCCTGGACATTGCCATAACGAGCAACATCTGCCGGGGCATTACGCGGCATTCCAACTTCGACAGCGACCAGGTTGCCATCGCGCACCGGTTCAGTTCTGCTCAGCGTATCGGATAGCAACCCGGTGCGTATCGGCACACGGCGCAACATGCCATCGAGCAGCACATCTCCGCCTGCTACAACCGCGTTTGCGGCGGCTTCGTCTACATCCTGACCGGCTCGCGCGATCTTTTCCAGATATTCGTCGAGCCCTTTCAGACTCAAACTGGCCCGGCTTGTCATCCTCCGACCATCCTTTTGACTTTAAGCTCGATGTATTCGTGCCGATCGCGAATATCGTCCAGCGAAACAATGTCGTACCACTGCCCGTTTTTTTGCACGCCCCAGGTTGAATCAATCGAGGCGTGATATCGGATCAAAACTGTTGCTGGGTCGGTCGCCTGCACTGACTCAGCCGCCCAGGCCTCCGCGCCATGTACGTTGGTCCATTTGGCCTTCCGATTAGCGACTGCGGTATAGCTTTTGCGCTGGAATCCACCAGGTTGAGCGCTCAGGGATGGTTGGCCGAGCTTGATCGGGGTGCGCAACTCGCCAGGGTTTGTGATTTTGCCATCGAGATTCATCGTTGTATCTCACACATGCTCAAGCGGCATGACGCGCGCGCGGAAATATTTGTCGCTCAGGTCGCTGCTTGATATTTGCTGCAGCTGGCCATCGACGGAGATTACGCTTTCAAAGTTTGCCGATTGGTCTCCGCTGGTGCCAACGACTCCGACCACTTCCGCGACTGTGTCGCCTCGGCGTGCGCCTGGCATCGTTACAGCCCCGGCCCCGGATAACCCTTCGAAGTTTCGGTATTGCAACGCAATCGCTTCAAGTTGGGCCAAAACAGCCAGCGCGCCAAATGTCAGGGTATCGCTGCTGCCAGTCATGGCCGGATTTTCGTACCACTGCACCAACAGCATCCGCGCGGCGCTTTTTGCCGTCGGATGAATTGTTGAATCGCTGGTCCAATCCCGCCCGGTTGAGTTTTTGACAAACTCATCCACGCTGGACAACAGGTCCAGCATGGCCGGGTCATCAGACTCAACGCGCAGGGCGTTCGCAGCTTCAGCAGGGGTCAAAATGCTCATGGTTTATTTCGGATGGCCTGGCCAGTTTCCCGACCAGGCCACATGAACTTTAGAGATTTTCGCCGTCCGGCGCGCCTTCGCTGCCGTCAGGGGCATCATCAACAGGCTCAGCCTTGGTGGACGCTTTGCCAGCAGCCACTTTCCAGCCTAGGGCCAGGTGATTATTGAGCGTGAGCGGCGAGACCTTGATCGTTTCGCCGTCCTTCTCGATGGCAATCAGGTTCGACTTCGCCGGTTTTGCAGTCGGGGTTTGGGTTTTCGGGTTAGCCATTACTTACCTCCTACCCGAGCAGGGTGGTGATGTGTTCAGGCTTGACCGCGGTTACGCCCCAGGCAATTGCCACAGTGTAGGTCACCATGTAAAAGCCAGGGTACGCCGCAAAATCAAATACCAGGCCGGTCACCGGGTCTTCGACTTCGAAGTGATCAAGAGCCAGATCGCCCTCCTTGGGCAGTTCGGGCAAACGAGTGGCCAGCACAATCGCGTTGCGGCGGAAACCAACATTGGCCGTGTAGCTGTTGCCAACGGTGATCGTGTCGCCGTCTGAGTGCGCGGCCAGCAGGCCGGGAGCATTGATGGTAAAGGACCCGCCGCTCAACGCGCTGGCCACCACATACTTATTGGTGTCGCCCTGGAAGGTGACAATGTCACCGGCCAGGATCGTTCCGGAACCCGTCTTGGCGGCAATCGTGGTCGCACCGGCCGCGTGAGCGCCATCGAGCACATAGCTGGCGCCGGTGCCCTTGGTATGGCTTTTGATCTTGGCAGACTCGCGGAAGGCGAAATTGTGAATATCCAGCAATTTGCCCTGGTTCAAAAGGCTGTTGCTGCCCGCCTCATTGACTTTGGTGAGCTGTGCCAGCGTGCGCAATTTCGCGCCGGCCGTGGTGTTAATCACCATGTGGCGGTCGCTGTCAGGCGTGCCGTTATCGTCCAAAATCTTCTTGCTGTTAGCCGGGTCCGACAAGTCCGACGCAAACGGCGTGGTGCCAGCGGTGCCGTATGCGCGGGACGAAGCCTTATAGGCCACATCAGCGCAATCGGTTTCGATTTCGTTGACAGCCGCGCGCAACGCCTGGGCGATCTGGTCCTGCTGGATCGTCAGTGAGCCGGGCCCGGCATCAACGGCGCGCTGTTCCTGGCCTGTCCAGGAGAATGGCCAGTAACGCGATTTGGTAATGGTCACACCCTTGTTGCCAATTGTTTGGAAAGCAGCCGCAGGCAAGGACATCGCCGGGGTAATATCGCCGCCGGCGCTGTTGGGCGGGGTTACAAATGACCGCAAGGTTTGTCCTACGGCCACGCGGTCGGCGCGCGGATCGCGCGTAACCGCAGGGATAAAGCCCGTCATCTCGCGCGAAACAACATCCATCGCAGCATAAATGTCGGGAATCAGGTCGGTCAGTACGTTTGGCATAATTCCCTCACTCTATTCAGTGATTGTGCCGCCGGATTTGATAAAGTTCATGCGCGCCGCGGCGTTCAGCGCAGTGAACTGTTCCCGGCTCATGCTTTTGCCTTGAGTCGAGTTTTCAGCACCAGGGTCAGCAGGGGGGACGAAAAAGGCAGCCGCGTTGTCCTTAACGAGCGATGCATCACGCATGCTCACGTACAATTGGTTTGCCTGCTCGGCTTTGCTCTTGGCCTCGTCCAGCGCGGGGCGCAATTCAAGCGCGCGTGCCCTGCCGTCCTCGGTATCCAGGGAGAAAGCGGCATCCATTTCAGCCAGGATGCGCTTTAACTCGTCGTCTGCGGCGCGGGCCGCGTCGAGAACAGCTTTCAAATTGGTCATCGGGTCACTCCTTATTTATAGATTCGGACGTAATCGCGCAGGCGTTCCACCTCGCGAGCGTTTTCTGAAACAGGCTGCGCGCTGGACGCCACCTGCTGGTCAGCTTTAAAAGTTTCGGCTTTTTGCCGCATATCTGAAATCGAGAAATCTGAAGTGCCTAAAAGGCTCTTCAACACACCATCCAGAGTATCGACTCGGTCAGCCATGCCCTGCTCAACTGCCTTGCGGGCAGTCACCATGCGCCCTTCGCCAAAGCCACTGCGCACGACATCAGCCGTCACCCCGCGATTACGCGCTACGGCCTCAACAAAACTGTCATAGGCCTCGTCAACCCTGGCCTGCATCGCCGCCCGGGCTTCCTCGCTTAAGGGCTGGTATGGGTTGCCCTCGACTTTGTATTTCCCCTGCGAGATGATCGTGTTGCGCACTCCGTCGCGTTCCTGGGCAGCGCTTATATCGCGATGCACAGAAAACACGCCGATGCTGCCAACCTCGCCGCTCGGTGAAACGACCAACTCGCTGGCTGCGCTGGCTATCCAGTACGCCGCGGATGCCATCTGATGATTGGCAATGGCCACCACTGGCTTTGCCTGGCGCGCCTCGTAAATCTGACTGGCCAATTCATCCACACCCTGCACCTGCCCGCCGGGGCTATCTACATCCAACACAATCGCGCCAATCTCAGGGTCGCGCACCAAAGCATCAAAGTCTTTTGCAAAGCGCTCAGCGCTGGTGGCGCCGGAAATATCGGTCATCAGATTGGCGCGAGGAAAAATGCTTCCAAAAAGCGGCAGGATCGCCACCTTATTGACTCTTCGTTCCTGCGGCCTGCTCGCCGCGCCGTGAATGCGAGCCTGGATTTCTTCAGCTTCCAGTTTTTCACCGGCAACGTGCCTGGCCACAATTTCATCCAGTACGGCCAACGTGTTCGGCAGAATTGCCCAGGGAGATTCAACAAAAGCGCGCAGGACGTATGTCCGGCTAAAATTACTGGTCATTGATCATCTCCAATCAGGCCATAGTTTTTGGTCATGACAAATCTCTCGCTGCCCGGATAGCTGTTTCGGTCTTCGTGCTCGCGGGCTTCCTTCCGGCTCAAAGTTCCGGAGCGGATTTCAACCTCATGGATCTCGGCGCGCTTTTTGGGA